TTCATTCGACGCTACTGTTGATACGCACTTGGCTGCCATAGTAGGAAAGACCGACTCAGTATCATTTGAGTATGGTCCTGAAGGCACAACTGCTACTTTCACAAAGTACACAGGCGAGGGCTTCTTGACTTCATACGAAACTTCAGCAGGAGTAGGCGACATTGTTTCCTATTCAGCAGAGTTCCAAATTACAGGTGCCGTAACTCGCGGTGCTTACGCGTAATAATTAAAAAGTAGTAGAATCCCAATAACCGAGTCCAACGAGACCAAAAGGAGAAATCGTGTCCATTAGAGACCAAATCTTATCTGCTCAGGATATTCCATCAGAGATGGTAGATGTTCCAGAGTGGGGTGTTAAAGTAGAAGTTCGTGGTATGACAGGCGCAGAGCGCACTCGTATCATGGATTTAGCAATAGATAACAAAGGTGGAGTTAATCTACAATTTGTTTATCCTGAAATTGTAATCGCTACTTCTTTCGATACAGAAACTGGCGTTCAAATCTTTAAGCCCGCAGACCGCGATGCCTTACTTGCCAAAGCAGCAACAGCGTTAGATCGCTTAGCAGCAGTTGGTATGAGGTTATCGGGATTCACACAAGAAAGTGCCGATGAAGTGGGAAAAGATTCCTCCGCAACGGCTACAGAAGGTTCGTCTTCGAATTAGCAGAACGCTTAGGTAGGACTGTCGAAGAACTCTTATACGGCAGTCCTAACTTTCAGCCTATCTCTGCTATTGAATTAGCAGAGTGGGAAGCACTCGAGCGGTTGCGGATATGGGAGCAAGAACAAGAGGCTAGAAGAAGGAAGTGAAATTAGATGGCAGTAATTGATGTACTTGCTCGTCTAAAGGCGGATACTGGTCAATTTATTGCTGGTATGGAAAAGGCTGCTCGCGCAACCGATGCCCTAAATCAATCTGCGGCTAAATCTCAAGTTGGTGTTAGTAATTTAGGTAGTGTATTCAAAAGAGTAGCAGTAACCTCACTTGCCCTTTATGCAGTCAAACTAGGTCGTGACTCAGTTCAGGCAGCAGCAGTGGCAGGTGCGGCACAGAATAGATTAAGAAAATTACTACTAAATACAAACGGCGCCACTGAGGAACAGATACAGATATTATTTGGACAAAGCAAAGCCCTTGAGTCATTAACAGGTATTTCAAAAGAAAATATCACAGTAATTCAATCTCAGTTAGCCACATTTGATTTACATGGAAGCACTATTGGTAGATTAACTCCTGCTATTTTAGATTATGTAGTAGCAGAAAAAGGGGCAGCAGCAAGTGCCGATGAATTTAGAGCACTTACTAATGGTCTTGCTCAAGCATTGCAAGGTAATTTCAGTTCATTAACTAAAACTGGTTTTATACTTGATGCTAATACGAAAAAAATGATCAGTTCTGGAAACGAAACTGAAAGATCACAAGCCATTGTTAAAGTCCTTGGTACTACTTATAGAGGTTTCGCTGAAAATGCTTTAACACCAGCACAGAAGGCTCAAAGAGAATTTACTAGAAGTGTTAATGAAACAAGACAGGCTCTTGGAACAGCATTACAACCAGTAATAGGTGCAGTTTCTACAACAATTAGCAGTACATTAACTCCAATTTTAACTCAGTTGCAAGCAAAGTTCGCTGACGGAAAAGCCATTGAGGGTTTCATCACTTTAATTAAAGGCTTAGCAATAGATATTACGGACTTTGCGAAAGCAATGGGCGCAGTATTCGTACCCATATTTACCTCAGCAATTAAAATAGCAATCGGAGCATTGATAGGGTTTATTAAAGTATTGGGTTCGATAGGAAGATTTATTAAAGATAACTCAGCATTGTTTACTGTTGCTGCGACTGCAATTATAACCTTCGTAGTTGCTACTAAGGCTGCGAAAATAGCGTCAATGGGGTTAGGTAAAGTTCTATTCAATGTTAAAAAAGCCCAACAAGCGTATGCGTTCTTCACTTATGCATCAACTGGGGCGACAACAAAGTTTGCTTTCGCACAAACACTATTAGCCAATGCTATGCGTGCAAACCCGATAGGAATAATTATCACCGCTCTTGCGGCAGTAGCAATGGCTTTCAAACTTGCTTGGGAAAAATCAACAATATTTAGAAAAGTAGTAATTGGTGCTTTTCAAATAGTTGCCAAAGTAGTTGCTAAAACATACGAAATATTAGGTAAACTTCCTGGGAAACTGGGTGATACTTATAGCAAGGCGTCTACCGAAATAGAGAATTTCGCAAAAGGATTAGATAAATATAAAAACATTGCCAAGAAAACTGTTGGTAGTGTAAATGGAGATATCGGTGGCATGGTTAATCCAGACGGACTTGGCACAACAGACAGAGATATAATCAACGATAAAGTAAGAAAAGCAGCAGAGTCAGCAGCCAAAAAATTAGCAGAAATGAAGCAAAACCTCAAAGAAGCCACAGCGTCTTATAACGACTTCATCAAATATGAATTTTCAGACAAGTTCACAGAGAGTGCTGAATCAGCCCGAGGCGCAATAATTAGTTCATTAGATAAAGTAGCAGCAGTATTTGAAGCAAAAGGTAAGATGTTAAGTGGCTCTGCTTTGGCTAACTTAAGGAAATCTTTCGATAAGTTAAATGATGTTATTAGAGGCTTTATTCCACAGGCAGAAGCCAATGCCGTCGCTTTAGAAGCGGTAACTAAAAAATTAGAAGATGCGCAAAGTGCTTACCAAGACGCACTTAAGAGTAGGGCAGAAGGTGCTTCCGAACTTGCTGATATTTTACGCAGACCTTTTGGCGAGCCAAGTGCATTGACCAGAGCATTATCAAGTGCTGAGGCTGACGTAGGTTCTATTATTGGTATGTACGACCAGTTGGCTGCTGCTATAAACAAGAGATATGCTGGGATAGACCCTGCTTCCGCAAATAAATTATTAGCATTCTTAGAATCACAAACCAAAAAGTTGATAGTGCTTGCTAAGCGTAGAGAAGTAGCAGTTAAAGTATTAGAAGAAGCCCAAAAGAATTTAGAAACTGTTCTGTCTGAACAAGCAGATTTCAACAAATCTATAACAAGTAATCTAAAAAGTTATGCTTTGGCTTTAGTTGATTTATCTAAGGCTGATAGTGCTTCTGTTTACAATGTAGCAAGAACAGCGACTGGTTATGTTATTTCACAAATAAAGGCTTCTTCAGGTGGTATTGAATCTATAACTAAGCAGTTACAAGACCGCTTGACCATGATTACTTCTTTCTCAGCCAATATCAAGAAACTGTTAGCGTCAGGAGTTAATGAAACTTATGTACGCCAACTACTAGAGGCTGGTCCTGAAACTGCTTCCTTGACAGCACAAGCATTGACAACTGCAAGCGCAGAACAAATTACGGCTATTAACTCTTTATATGGACAAATTAACACCGCTTCAACTACTTTTGGAACTGAGATGGCTACTGTGTTTTATGGCAACGCGGTAAGCATGGCTCAAGCATTTGTTACTGGAGCACAAGCAGAAGTAGATAGCATTAACGCCCAAATGACCTTTATTAAAGACTCAATAATTGCAGTATTAGCGCCATTGAAAGATGAAGGAACTGCGCTAGGAACCGACTTAGCCTTGAATATTATGAATGCTTTAGAATCTCAAAGAACAAGTTTAGTAGCAACTGCAGCAAGTATTGCTAATCAAATAGTGGCGACAATATCTGCTGCATTTGCTTCATTGGGTGGAATTACAGGTAGTGCTGGAAGCGCAAGTAGTAGCGGTGGTGGCGCTGCCCCTGCCCCTAAAAAGAAATCAGGAGATTCAGGTGGTTTTGGTGGTAGCGGTTTAGGGTCATTAGGTAAATTAAACTCTTCCAACTTTACTTATGGTAGCGGAAATCCTAATGTAAATGTAAATATCAACACTCAAAAAGTAGCAACTACAGTAACCTCAAGAACAGTTGCCTCAGCAGTAGGTAAAGCACTTTCTCAAAGAAGAGGTAAATAATGGCAGTTACAACAGTATTGGCCAATGCCACAGTAACAGGTTCAGGAAACTTTGATAATACTGGCGGTGCTGCTTCGTTTCATGCTGCCGTTAATGACGCAAGTGATAGCACGCGAATTAGTAAAAAAACCTCAGTTTCAGGTGTAGCGTCTATTCTTTACGATTTTGGAACAACCACTTTAACTGCAAGCCAAACAGTTAAAAGAGTCAGAGTAAGAGCAAGAATTAAAACTGGGTCTTCGGCAACTGGTAAGTTAAATGTTTATTTAGGTTCTCGTATTGATAATGAAAACTACTACCATTCTCCGTTACAACTTCGCGGAACTTACTCAAGTATTACTACCTTAACTGGGGCATACCAAGTCGCTGCCCCTAATGGACTAGCGTGGACTCAAACTGATATAGATAATCTGAGGGTTAAAGTTACTGAATATCAAGACTCAACAGACATATCAGAAGTATACGAACTTTTTATTGACGTAGATATTGTTAGTGAACCCACGGTATCAGTCACGAACCCTAACGGAAGTATTACAACTACCGCTAGCCCTGAAGTTATATGGACTTTTACTGATACTGATGGAGATACTCAAAGTTTCTACCAGATAAAAGTTTTCACTGCTGCTCAGTATGGTGCAGGAGGGTTCGACCCTGAAACCTCGACTTCGACTTACGACTCAGGTGTAATTGGTTCTGCTGATACTAATGACGTAATTGGTACTTTACTTGCAAACGCCACATATAGGGCTTACATGAAAGTTGGAAAGACAGTTAATAATGCGCCTTTTTATTCAGATTGGGCTTTTAGCGGATTCGTAATAAATAATACTTTACCAACAGGTCCTTCTTTATCAGCAGTTTACGATAATGAAGAAAACTATGCGACTTTAACTGCAACAGGTGTAGCGGTGTCAGGAGGATTCGCGAGCCAAGTATTTGAAATTTATAGGTCAGACGATTCAGGAACAACTTATGCCTTAGTTAGAGATGGGGGTGACTTAACTCCCAGTGGAAGTTTTATTGCTTCAGTAATTGATTATGAAGCCCCAAGAGATGCAAGTGCATATTACCGAGTTAGGTCTATAGCAACTACTTCAGGCGGAGTTGAGATTCCTTCTGCTTACAGCAGTGTTGTTCAAGTTTATGTAGTTAGCGATGAAACTTGGTGGTTCAAGGCTGTTAGTAAGCCTTCTATAAATATCGGTAGCATAAGAGTTTTAGCACAGTTAGATACTAATATCGAAGAACCAAATACGATATTTCGCCCATTAGGAGAAAGTCGTCCTATTGTAGTTGCTGGCCCAATTCAAGGCGAAGATGGTATCTATCAAATTAAAACTTTAACTGAGACCGAGTGGGACGACTTTTATCCAATTATTGAACACCAAGGAACTTTGTTAGTTCAAGACCCACAACTTAATCAAAAGTTTATCCGTGTAGTTGGCAGAACTTGGGCTGCTGAATCTTTTCAAAATGGAGTTATTTATCGCGACATAGAATTAGCCTATGTTGAGGTAGATGGATAATGTTTCCTACTAGTGCTAATTTTAGAACGGCGATATCTACTAGCCATGTAGTAGTAAGTAAGGCTGAAATATGGGCGACAGACCAGAAACTTGCCGACATAGATATTGAATCAGGTTCAGTAGAGATATCAACTTCTAGCGCAATAAGAAGAACTTGCAAAGTAAATTTAGTTACTGACAGGACTGATAATAACCTTGTACCTGATAACCAATTTGACTTACTTAACCCTTTTGGTAATGAAATAAGGCTTTATAGAGGAGTTAGGTTTTCAGACGCTACAGAAGAGTATATTCCTTTAGGGGTATTCGTAATCACAGATGTAAGTATTTCAGATACTAACGAAGGAGTATCTATTGAATTGAGCGGTGAAGATAGAGCACTAATAGTAAGTAGAAATAAATGGACTTCACCTTATCAATTAACGACAGGCACTTTAGAAACCTCTATCACCAATTTATTGCTTAACAGATACCCTGAGGCAGTTACCTCCTTCCCTACTACTAACGTAACTATCAACCAAGTTATCTTAGGTGCTGAAAATGAAAATGACCCTTGGAAAGATGCGGTAGAGATTTGCGAGTTAGTAGGCTTCGATTTATTCTTTGACGCAACAGGGGTAGTCACAATGAAACAGTTCCCCACTTTAGATGGAACTAGTCCTATTGCCACTTTCGAAGAAGGAAGTGGAACAACTGTTATTAGTCTAAATAGGTCTATTAGCACCAAGCAAACTTTTAATGGAGTTATCTACTATGTTGAAGGAAGTAATGTTTCTACCCCAATAAGAGTTGAGGTCTGGGACGAAGACTCTGGGAGTCCAACTTACCGATACGGAAAGTTCGGTCAAGTCCCTACTTTTATATCTACTAATTTATTAAGCACTTCTACCGCAGCAATTACCGCAGCGACTTTATTACTTAACACTTATATTGGTGCACAGGAAACTATCAACTGGGACGGGTTAGTAAATCCCGCTTTAGATGTTCAAGATATTGTTTATGTAAAGTCTACGGGCGCCAAAGTGGACAGAATCGTTATTTTAGATACTCTTACTATTCCGCTATCCCCAAACGAAGTTATGTCGGCTTCAGCAAGAACTGTTAGACTAGTCGAAGCCAATGAAAGTTATAGTTAAGGAATAATCATGGACTTCTCAACAATCATCAAAGGTTTAGTTGATCAGAATTCTCGTATTGCTATTCACCAAGCCGTAGTTCAATCAACCGCAGCAGGACCTCCAGCCTCTTTAACTATTAGGCTAAGTGGTGATACGACTAATTTAACTGGTATTCGTTATCTCTCGAGTTATTCTCCTACTAG